GGTGCGATCCCCGAGCGGTCATTCTGGGAAACCGCTGCCGCATGAACTTGCCAACGTGGTTGACCCCGTGGAATCGAAAGTCGGCGCTCACGGTCGTCGACATCATGGGCGCGCTGCTACAGGGCAGCAAGACAAAATCCGGGGCGGCGGTCAATTGGCGCTCGGCGTTGCAGGTTACGACGGTACTCGCCTGCGCGCGGGTCATCGCCGAGGGCATCGCGCAGGTGCCGCTGAAGCTGTTCCGCGAAACGCCTGGTGGTCGCTCGCGGTTGCCGGCAAAGAATCACCCGCTATACCCGTTGCTGCATCGGCGGCCGAACCCGTGGCAGACGAGTTTCGAGTTTCGCGAAACGCTGGTGTTGCATCTGGTGCTTACCGGCAATGCTTTTGCGTTCATCAATCGCGTGCGTGGCGTGATTGTGGAACTGATCCCGATCGAGCCGCAGCACGTAACGGTTAATCGGGCTAGCAACGGCGCGCTGACGTACACGGTATCGCCGCCGGACGGCGGGCCGACGCAGACGTTTTTCGCTGATGCGATATGGCATCTGCGCGGCCCGAGCTGGTGCGGCTGGCTCGGCATGGAAGCGGTGAAGATGGCCCGCGAGGCGATCGGGTTGGCGATAGCAACCGAAGAATCGCAGGGACAATTCCACCGCAACGGCGCGCAATCGACGGGGGTGTATTCGGTCGAAGGCGCGTTGAACGAGGCGCAATTCAAGGCGCTTCGTGATTGGATCGAAAAGTACCAAGCCGGAGCGGAAAACGCCGGGCGGCCGTTCATTCTCGACCGCGCGGCGAAGTGGACCGCGCAACAGATGACCGGCGTAGACGCGCAGCACCTAGAGACGCGGCGCTACCAAGTCGAGGAAATCTGCCGTGCGTTGCGGGTGATGCCGATTATGGTCGGATACTCTGATAAAGCCAGCACCTACGCCAGCGCGGAGCAGATGTTTCTCGCCCATGTCGTGCACACTTTGTCGCCGTGGTATGAGCGGATCGAGCAATCGATCAGCGCCAATTTGCTCAGTGCTGCCGATGAAGCGGATGGTGTGTACGCTAAATTTGTCACGGCCGGGCTTCTGCGAGGGTCGTTAAAGGACACGAAAGACTACCTGCTCGGCTTGGTCAACGGCGGTCTGATGACGCCGAACGAAGGGCGGGAGAAGTTGGAATTGAACCCGGACGACGATCCGGCCAGCAACGAGTTGCGCATTCCCGCCAACATTGTCGGCGAGGTGCCGGAACCGCCGGGCGACACGCCGGACGCGGAAAGCGACACCGACACCACGGACTGAAGAGGACGCCAATGCTAGAACGTGCCGTATTCCCGCTGCAGGAGATCAAGTTCGCGAGCGACGCGCCGACCGAGATGAAGTTCACCGGCTACGGCGCCGTGTTCGGCAACATGGACGCTTACGGCGATGTCATCGATCCTGGCGCCTTCGCGCAATTCCTGGCCGAAGCAAAAGCGGGCCGGATGCCGTGGCCATCAATGCTTTCGCAGCATGGCGGATTCGGCCTGACCAGCGAAGACATGACTCCGGTCGGCGTATGGGACTCGCTGGCTGAGGACGGCGTCGGACTCAAAGTCGAAGGCACGCTCGCCGATACCCAGCGCGGGCGCGACGTGCATACGCTGATGGGCATGAAACCACGCCCGGCACTCAACGGCCTGTCGATCGGCTACATCACCAAGGAAGCGGTGCCGCGCAGCAAGCCGGAGGAGCCGCGGCGGCGCCTCAAGCGGTTGGATTTGATCGAGATCAGCCCGGTGACCTTTCCGGCCAACGCCAAGGCGATGGTCGGGGCGGTCAAGGCGATCGAGGATTTGACGACGTTGCGGGAAGCGGAGGACTACCTGCGGGATGCCGGTAATCTTTCGCGGCAGGAGGCGAAGGCGCTCATTGCGCGTCTATCGCGGCTCGGGCAGCGGGATGCTGATGGGGCGATGCAGGAAATTGTCGACGCGCTACGGCGCAGCCCGGCCTTCGTGCGTTAGGCCACAAACATCACTCAAGGAGCCGACATGGCGGATTTCAAGGAAGTCAAAGACCTCATCGACGCGCAGGGTACCGCGTGGGAGGAATTCAAGCGGACCAACGACGCACGGCTCGCCGCCATCGAGGCGAAGGGCTACGCGCCGGCGGATACGGTGGAGAAGGTCGCCACCATCAACGCCGAACTCACGCGGCTGTCGAAGGACGTGACCGCGGCGCTGGCGGCGGGGCAGCGCCCCGACCTGTCGGGTGGCGGCAAGGGCGGGTCGACGGAAGCGCGCGAGCACAAGGCGGCCTTCGACACGTTCATGCGCAAGGGCCAGACCGATGGCCTCGGCGCGCTGGAGCGCAAGGCGATGAACTCAACGTCCGACCCGGATGGCGGCTACCTGATCCCGACCGAGATGGACGCGGCGATCGACCGCATCGTGCCCACCATCAGCGCGATGTCGCGCCTGGCGCGTACTGTCACCATCGGCACCCGCAGCTACAAGAAGCGGGTCAAGACCTCCGGCATGGCAATGAGCCGCGTGGCCGAAGGCGCGACGGCGGGCGAGACCACCGAGCCGAAGTACGCGATGATCGAGGTCGTCGTCCATCCGGCCGAAGTGGAGCCGTGGGTGTACAACGAAACGCTCGAGGACGCCGACATCGACCTCGCGTCGGACCTCGCCAACGAGGCCGCCATCGGCTTCGCCGAAGGCGCGGCGGTGGAATACATCAGCGGTAACGGCGTCGGTAAGGCGCGCGGCATCACCGCGTACACCAACATCGCCAACGCCAGCTACGCTTGGAACAAGGTCGGCTTCATCATCACCGGGAAGGCGGCGGCGTTCGCGTCCGTCGCTCCGTCCGACGACCTGATCGATCTGGTCCACGCGCTTAAGCCGCAGTATCGGCCCGGCGCCGCGTTTTTGATGAACGACACCACGCTCGGCGTCGTCCGTCAGATGAAGGACGCCAGCGGCAGCTATTACCTCTGGCAGCCGGACACGACGCAGGACTTCGGTGGCCGGCTGCTCGGCTTCCCGGTGGCGGTCGACGACAACATGGCGGCGCTCGCGTCGTCGGCCTATCCGGTCGCCTTCGGCAATTGGGACCGCGCGTACTTGATCGTCAATCGCACCGGAACCACGCTCATCCGCGACAACATCACGGCCAAGGGCACCACGAAGTTCAACTTCCGGCGTCGGTTCGGCGGCGGGGTCTACAACTTCGAGGCGCTCAAACTGCTCAAGTCGCACACGAGCTGATCCCAGATCAACCCCCTCTCAGGAGACACACATGCATGATCTGCACAGCAATTCCCGCGCCCTGCGGACCCTCGGCCCGGTGGCGCTGACCACCGGCACCGGCCTCGCGGCCAAGCCGGTCGACCGGCAAGGCTACGGCGGCGTCGAGTTCATCATCGCCTACGGCTCGGTCACCAGCACCAACGCCACCATTGTTCCGGTGGTCAAGGAAGGCGACGTTACGGGCACCATGACCAGCGTCGCCAATGCCGATCTGATCGGCACCGAGGTGCTCGCCGCGTTGCCGGCGCAAGCGAGCTCGCGCACCTCGGGGACGGGCAAATTTGTTGCTACCCGGGTCGGCTACCGTGGGGCGAAGCGTTACGTGTCCTGCGGTATCGCGTCGACGACCGTCACCTTCGCGACGCTGGTCAGCGTTACCGCGGTGATGCACAACCCGAGTTCGGCCCCGACGGCGAATCCGTAAGCGATGGTCATCACCGGCGAACGCCAGGTCGCGCCGACCCGCGAGGGAATTCGGCGCGACCACGTCGCGCGCTACGAGTGGGCGGCACGGCGACTCCGCAAGGGTTGCCGTGTCGTCGACGTAGCTTGCGGGGTCGGCTACGGTACGCGCCTGTTGGCAGAATCGTGGCATAACGTCGTCGGCATCGACGACTCGGACGAGGCCATCCGCTACGCCCGGCAGTTCTACGGGCACGAATTGGCGAGTTTTGCCAAGGCGGATGTCAACGCGCTTCCGGCATCGATTGGCAAGATGGATGCGGCGGTGGCCTTTGAGGTCATCGAACACATCGAAGACCCGCGGCCGATGCTGCGGCGACTGCGCGATACGGCGCCGTTGCTGCTCGCCAGCGTGCCGAACGAATACTTGCTTCCCTACGGAGACGGATTCGCTTATCACTTTCGCCACTACACCAAGGCGGAATTTTCCGCGCTGCTCCTCGAATGCGGCTGGATTCCGGCCGAATGGTTCGGCCAGGAAGGGCCGGAGTCGGAGGTCGAGCCCAATGTCGACGGCAGGA